CCGGGACGTAAGGCACGCGGGCGGCGTTGGCAGTCAAGGCCTTGAACAGCGCTGTCATATACTCATCCCCAGCGCATCTTGTGGCTATCTGCGTGTCGAGCTGCGGTGCCGCATTGCCCGTTCCATTCTTGTTCCATTTCAGCGTGCCAGCTGTCCCAGGCGCGACTAAAGTGTGGCTATTATTAACCGAGCTGGGCAGGATGGCCTTCCACGCGCCGCTGCTGGCGGTGTTGTCTGCGTCCGGATGCGCCGCGTTGTTGTTCTCAAAGATTTGCAGTTCGCCGTCAAACACTCGGAAGCCTGGCATGTTTTCCATGGTATTGCCGATCGGGTCGTTGATGCTGGCAATCGTTCCATCCAGATTCCAGGAAGCCGGACCTGTACCGGTCAACGTGAGCCATCCTCTGCCGCTCCCGCTTCCGCGCTGGCCTGGCACAGTTACACCGCCAATGAACTTTTTCCTTTTCCAGTATTTCGGCGCAATGTCAGGCTTGAGTTCTGCGGCTGAGGTGTGCGCCGTGATGCACTCGTATTCCCATCCATATAGGACGCGCTTTGTGCCAAGGGTGTAGTTCTGGGCAGTGTCCCACGGTGTTCCGTCCCGATGGTCAACGCTCAAGTAAGTGTTGCCCTTGGGTGTCCAACCATTCTTTTTAGCCAACAACAGAATTAGACCGTGCATTGCAATGGTCATGCTGCATGCGCCCGGAAACATGCGGATGCGCTGGTCGAGTTGATCAGCTCCAAGGCTGTGTATCGGCGGCATATTAGGCAGACTGTATAGTGTGCCCCCGGGCGTCAATTCGCTAGCCATGTACTTTCCAATCAAGATACGGTCTACAGTCTGACCATTCACGATAAACGCGGGATGTGTCCTGTCGGGGAGGCTTGAATCAAGGTCTTTGCTATTCATTTTGGGAAATGGAACAAAGATACTTGGGTTGCCGTTCTGGTCATATTTGACTACGTTTCCCATTTGTTCCGCCAGGAATTCTAAGGGTGAGTTTTGCAAGATTTTTTCCTCCTTCTATGTTTACTTGTCCATTTCCCATGCGGCTCCCTGGGTTAAAGGATTATCCATGTTGCCGTCTTTGGTGCTGATATAAACCTTTCCGTTCACATCCACCTTGTCGTTCAGGTCATATGCGTCAAGGTCCCACAGGGGTTGCGCCCATATCGGATAGCCGCTTGTGCCTACACCAACGGGTATGAAGCTGGTGGCGATCTTGGCCGGCCTCATGTCAGCTCGTGGCGCAGTGTCGAGCACTGTTCTATATAGTTGCGGATCGCCAACAGCATTCACGCCGTCTCTTATAACGGTTCCGGCTTTTATTTTCTGTCCTGACTTAATAAAGTCCTCATAACTCGGATAGATACGTGAAACTTCCATAAGGTCACTATCGCTTACACCATCCGATTTCGCATATTCTTTAACAAACATTTTGACAGCGTGCCGGAATTCGTAAGCTCTTCGTTTTTGTTCGATTTTTTTCATTACAAGTTACCTCCTTACGGGGCCAGTATTGTTTCTTGTATCTCTGTCAACGTATCTATCTGCTCTTTAAGCGCACGATACGGGGCAACCTTGGCATCGAAGGCAGCTTGCCTTTCGGCCTCCATGGCGGCAATTTCTTCATCCGTCAATTCCAGATGTTCCATGTGTTCCATTTCTTCGTTGTTCCGGGGCACTTCGCTCATTTCTTTGTCCTCCTTACGGCGCCAACGCGGCAAGTTGTGCTTCAGCCACTGCCAGCCGTGTTTCCACATCGCGTATCTGTGCCTGACTGATCACATAGTAGAATTCCTGTGCAATGTTCGTATGCTGAACGCCTGTTTCCAGGTTGTTGAAGTTCGTGGCGTTCTGCGGTGTGCCATGCTCAACGACCTGGCCAGGAGCAGGGGTCTGGGTGACGGTTCCGTCTTGATTGGTTACCTGGCTATAAGTCCTGGGGCGTTCCACAACCCGGTCCTTCCAATTCGTTCTTTTGTAAGCCATGTTTATACCTCCTGGATGTAGAAGCTGAAGCGGTAGTAGATGCTTTGCTGCGGGGATTCACGGGTGATGTTCTCTGCCTTGCTGGCAATGGGTACGCCGTTGTGGTTGAGCAGCTGTACTTCCGTGATGTTGACCGTCACGCCGAGCGGATCCTCCATCAGCAGCGAAATGTTTACCCGGCCTTCGGCGGTAATCTCCGCCAGGGCAATGCTGGTGGTATAGTAGCTGCCATTCGCCTTGTACCGGGCAGATGCGGCGTTTTGTACCAGCGTGTTGCGCAGCGCTTGCAGGGCTGTTTCTGTCAGTATCATGTTTCCTCCTTAGTCCACATTGATAGTGCCGCACATGGGCACGTCGGTTTCATAGCCAGCGCCCTCCGCAGTAAATTGGATAGCCGGTTTTTGTAACTCCAGCGCCATATTAGTGTCTGGATAGGTGCCGGCTTCAAGCTCGCCGGTCATGGGGTACACCACCAGCCAATAGGCACGGGATGCATCAATCCGGATCCGGGCAATGCTTCCCAGGCCCAAAGTGTCCAGCTCGCTGCGTACGTTCTTGGCGGTTCCAATCACGGTGCGCACCCAGGCTTCTCTGGCGGCGTTCCACTCGCCGCTAACGGTGACACGGAACAAATAGGGGTTTCCGCCATATTGCCACCACTCCTCAATCTCAACGATGTCGAAAACGCTTTGAAGATAGCGGTAGATGATATAAGCCGTTCCGTATAGCCTGCGGGTAGGTACCGCTTCTTTTACCCATTGGCGTTTGGTTTCAATGGCTGCGCTATAGTCGTACAGGATCGCGTTTTCCCAGGCCTTTTCATCCAGCGCCCATTCCGGCATGGCCTCATGATCCGATATCCAGGCATCCGCATTAACCATGGCTGTCAGGAAGGGCTGTATGGCCACATTGATAGCCTCACACAGCGCGTGGCCCGTTTTATCCTTTCGAATGAAGCGCGGCACCAGCTGGGCGTAATTAACTACAATCGGTTTCATGCGCCCTCCTTAGGTTCCAATGGTCAGGGTGATGGTTCCTGCAAGGGCCTTGTCTCCGTCAATTGTCGTGTAAGCAATGGGCTGTCCGCCGATTGTGCTCCCTGTCAGGAACTCCACGCGGGTAGCTCCGGCGCTGTACAGAAGGCTTAGCAGTCGGTAGGGGTCAAACGGGATGCCGATCTGGCCTTCCTGTTCTTCCTTAAACTGCGCAGCCGCGCTGGTCACTGCTGCGCTCACATCGCTGGGGGCATTGGGCGGGATGGTATAGCTCACGTTCAGCGTGTAACTCACCTGGCCAGCCTCTGCCACCACTACATTGTCGGTCAGGGGGCGCTTGTCATCGGCCGATAGCGCTGTTGCAACGGCCGCTATGAGCGTTGTTTTGTCATCCTGGGTTGTACCATCTTCGAACAGCAAGGCCACCTTAACGGTGCCTGCAGCGCTCATAATGGCATTGGCATCCCGGATGGCGGCAGAAACGCCGCGGGCTTCGGCCCGGTAGGCTTCCCGCGGCCCGGTGGTGTTGATATATCCGCTTTCCCGGATGCGTGAGCGATAGTCCTCATCGTCTTCCTGCTCCAGTCCGCCTGTGGTGGCGGTCAGCAGCTCAGCGGATGAGATGTTGGGATTGCCCTGTACAGGCGTCATCTGGGTTCCGACAGGCAGTCCGTTTCCGGAAGCGCCCGGCTCTGTACAGATCACCTGGCAGCTGATGGTCAGCGGGTTGCCGTCCGACAGTGCGCTGATATCCTCAGCCACCTCGTAGTAGTTGCTGCCGTCAAAGGTAAACAGCGTCCCGGCTTCCAGGGTATAGGTTCCTACTGTCGCCCGGACGTTCACTTCCATCTCAGCGGAGGCGGCCACAGCTTCCATGCGCAGCACGCCCCTGGTTTCGCCGATCAGGTCCAGGTATTCGCCGATGGCATAGCGCAGCGTGCGCATCCTGGCAGCATGGTCAAATGCTGCATAGGCCTGAACAAGAATCAGCTGCACGCCCCGCAGGAGGATCTCTTTTTCGTCCCCTGGATAGAGGATGTCGCCGCCAGCCTCTACGTAGGCAACAATCATGTCCTCCCACATGGCTTCAGGGTCATACGTTAAATAATGCAGTTCCGTATCTGCCATTGTAGCCCTCCTTTCTATGCGTTCTGCTCCATATCAATTTCAAGGGTGAGTTCGATCAGCAGGCCGTCTGATGCATCCACCCGGGCTTCCGTTACCTGTACATCCGGTTCCCATAGCATCAGCCGTTCGGCTTCCTGCTGGATGACCTTCTGCGCTTCAGTAACAGGCAAATGAAAGAGGGCTGTGTCCAGCCCTCTGTATCGGTCAAATGGTACCTCTCCCTGCCGTGTCATCAGGAGGTTCTTGGCGTTCTGCACCGTCCGCTCCATCCACTCTGTGGCTTCCCAGTTGATGGGCAGGGGCTTGTTGTCAATGGTTACAAGCATCCGCTAAACCTCCTTTATCATTTGGTTTTTCTGAATACATTGGTCAGCTTGGGTTTGGATGGCGTTTTCGTTTTATTCACCTTGTTAACCTTGTTAACCGTGGTCTTGGCGGGCTGTGTCTTTACCGAATTGGTTTTACGGTACGCATTGATGGTGTTCGGCGTGGTAGCCTTTTTTGTAACCGCTGATACCTTGCTCGCTTCCTTGGCGGCTTTGATGACGGTATTTTTTATCTTGGAAATGCCGGATTTGATGGTGTTCAGCAGGTTTGAAGCAACCTTTTCCTTGCCCTGTTTGCTTGCGTTTTTGGCAGCAGCTTTGGCTCTGGCAGCCGCGCTCAGCGTGTTTGCCTTTTTGGATCCGCCGCTCTTTCTGCCACCGCTACCGCCGCCGCTCACCATTGATTCCTGGGCGCTCTCAGAGGTCCAGCGGCCGGAGGCCTGCTCAAATGTCAGGGATAGGTTGCAGGACTTGAGCTCGCCATTGGGCGCAAGCTGGATGTCCTTGGCTTCACAGTTTGTCAGAATCAGGGTGCAGCCCAGGAAGTCACGCTTGCCAACATAAAAGCGGCCTGCCACGCCGTCACGGCTGAGCTTGATCCAGCTGTCAAGTTCTGCTTTGGGATCGTTGCCCAGCAGGGAAGATATGTGTACATCCAGAGACAGCTCAGCAGGTGATTCGCTTGATTTCTCTTGGTAGGCGGTGTTGCCGCTGATTTTCTCTTCCAGCTCCACACCGGAAGACAGCGTCATAGACTTAAAGCTCAATATCCTGTTGGCATCCACCGTGAAACGCTTGGTGCGCCATGTTGCGGTAATCATGTCAATCCTCCTTCCAGGGCAGCTGGTCGCTTGCTACCGGTTCTTCGCGCTCGGGCACAAGCAGCACCTCATCCCCCTCAAAGTGGATCTTGTGGCAATGTTCAGGGTTGGCCATAAGCAGCAGGTAGATGTAACTTTCATCCCCGTAGATGGCCAGCGCCGCAACGTCAAAGGTTTCGCCTGCGCTGGGCTCATAAACGAGGCCGGTATCAATCATCATCAGCCGTACACCACCCTTTCTTC